TGCCAGTGTAGCCAATTCTTATACATTGGTCGCTGGCTAAATTTTGAGCAGTGATATCCTAACTGGATATTATGCGCACGGTTATCAGCTTCTTCCGCAGCTTCTTCTTTACTCAAAAATACTGCCCTTCCAAGCGCTAATCTCTCCCAATGATGTATATTGTTCACGTTATTTCCAATATCACGTTTTTCAGTTATCGTATCAAAATGTGTGTCCGTCACGGCTATGACAACCGATTCAACAACTTCAAGTCCGTAGTTGTCGAACCCTTCGAATCCTTTCTGCTTTAATTCATAGTTGCTTAATCGGTATTCCTCTACGTGATAGACAGGAGTTCCGATCTTAATCTCACCCATCTTGTACCTCCTTTATCAGTTTTAGATCATATCCACCTTCTACAAACTCTTTAGTGAGCTTATGCCTGATACCGTTGCCTAAGTACTGGTATATATCAAGCATGTCATCATCAGAAAAATTTGTCTGCAGATACTGGTTTATACTCTTTCGAGTTCTATTCCAAAATCTTACGTTCCTTACGTGTTGCTGATAAACCATTGTTTTGCAAGCGTCCCTTGACACATATTCAAGCAATTTACATTTAAGATCTCCTTCGCTCTCAATGTCAGCTATGGAAAAACCAGAACGCTGCTTGTTTAAGAGCAAGTATCCATCGTTGTTGATACTGCTACCAGGAAAGCATTTCATAAGCTTTAAAATTTCATTCAGAATCATAATTGCTCCAATCAATCTTCTGTCCGCAGTATGGACAGTGTACGCAAACTCCTGCTTCTGATTCATACCGTGTGCCACATGTCGGGCAATACCATTCGTATACATTTTCACTTGATGCACAGATGACTGGTTCTTCTGCAATTGTTTTATGCATGTCTCTGTTTTCGAGAATATTGTTGACTATTTCACATGCCGTTTGTAGGGGTACTACACGACAATAGGTATGTGGATATGCTACCGCAACCATCAATTCACTATTGCTAACCAAAAGGTTTTTGATTTCATCACTTTTTGCAATAGACATTTAACAATCCTCCCAATCAATCTTCTGTCCACATTTTGAACAATAGGAAGCAAGGCAATCATTTATGATGTTTCCACATACAGAGCAGCTACATGCGTTCTTGTCTGCTAGAATAACCAGTTTTTGTGGAATCTGCTTTTTAAGAGCGCTATGTGCCTTCATGAATACAAACGCGGTTCTCATTGATTTTTCAACTGCCTTGTAGTCCTTTTTCTTCAAGGCTTGCTCAGTTGCTCTGGTGCAAGTATCAAGTTTCTTCTTTAATATCTTCAAGACTTCTTTATTGCTCATTTGCTTTCCTTTCTTACAGGAACGGACATGTTTCGTAATTAAACAATTGCCAGATCTTACCTGCTTCTGCAACGTCCACATTTGCCATTCCTGCGACTTCTTTTATTCTTGTAACCATTTCTTCCAGCACTGCATTATTTGCGCTTAAATGGCAAATAATGACGTTCTGGAGTGTGTCTGTTGTATTGGCTTCTATAAAGCCTGCACACGTTTCTAGCTCCATATGCCCCTTAATGACATGCAATCGTTTACCAGTGACATCCTCTGAAATGTACTTCTTTTGGTAATTGCAAGACACCAGTATGTGGCTAATGTCCTTAAATCGCCACCTTACAAACTCTGTATCAGTAATGTAGAGCATTCGCTCCATTTCTGGATGCTTGATGATGAATCCATAGCACGGACACTCTGTACCGTCTGCATCGGTATGTTTGAAGTGTCCATGCACATCATTCATTGGAACTGATACAATTCCAAATTCACCATATCCACCGATATAGGAGTTGTTTTCATAAGGTTTGTAGACTGGGATTCCCATTTCTTCCAGATCGCTTACTGCTTCCGAATGATCTCTGTGCTTGTGTGTGACAACGCATCCAACAATATCAGATACCTTCCAACCGCATCCTTTTTTGATCTTCATAATCGGGATTCCTGCATCAAGAAGAAGCATCTTGCCTTTGTTATCCTTTAAAACATAGCAATTACCAGAACTGCCGCTGGCTAAGCACGTTAGAATCATCTGAAAAAACTCCTCTCTCAAGTTCTATGTCATTCATCCCTCAACGCTTTCAATGTGGTAACGACCATATCCACTTGTTCTTCCACTTCCAATTCCGTTTCCAAAACCTGCAAGACGAATAATGTTTAAAATCTGTTCCAGAGAATACGCATTCTCTGTATATTGAATGGTGAATGTTGCACTCCATCCGCTGAATCTATTCAGCCGTACAAGTACTGGAGCACCTTTCTTTGGTGACATAAGCTTTTCATCAATGAAATGCTCTGCAAACTTGATCGGAACCAAATTGCCCTTCGCAATGACATTTACAGCGGCATTGAACTTAGTTGCGTAAGTGTCAATCTTGTTCTGAACAACAGCCTGTCCAAATGATTTTTTCAAGCCAAATGCTGTAATGCACGGTGCATTGTTGGTCAGTGCTTCTCTCAAACCTTCCTCTGTGAAGTCTGTAGGCTTTCCACCATACCAGTGCATAGATGTGATCACTTCTTCCCACACATTTGTAGCTGCTGTGTCCTTAGCCTTGTTCTTTCTCTCGTCGGTAAGCTTCCTGGCGTTACAATCATTCATTTTGTTAAGCACCAGGTCCCCATCACCTGCAATAGTAATTCTTGCCTGTTTGATGCTTAACGGTTTCAATTCGATAACCTGTGTTTCTTCCTTCTTTGTCATAATTTGTGTTCTCCTTTTTTGTTTTGGTCTAAGCTTTCGCTCGAGGCGCGTCATGAACGTTGTGATGCAATGTTATGTGCTATTTTGTGCTGCTGTGTGATATGCTGTACTGTCATATGTTATTTTCTGCGGCTCATGCCGCGTCTCAAACGGAAGCTTCAAGTGTTCTGGTAACACTTGCAGACAACATGAAATGCGATGTCGTGTGATGTTGTGTTATGTCATGTCGTGTCCTGTTATGTGCTGTCTTGTTTTGTGATGATTGGCAACTCATGCTGCCTGCAAATGCTACCAGTTTGTTTTGTTGGTATCCACTCGGTACGCGACACAAGAAATTTACAGTGCTGTGTTGTGTTATGTGCTGTACTGTTATGTTAGGTGCTGTGCTCTGCTATTATGTGCTACCCTATGCTTTATGGCTTATGCCACATACAGAATGGATACCTTTTGTTTTTGCGTTATGTTCTACCTTTTTCTATATCTTCCCAATCAGCCCGTATAGCCGTTAGGCCAACGTAAAGTTTGTTTTGCCTTGCTGGGCTGAGATTTTTATAGCTTCTCAGTTATAATCTCAACCTTGATGACACGCTCCCAGGCGACGTGCTCAAACTTCATTTCTGGTTCCTCGACACCAGTTGCCGGGTTGACTACTGTGTGTCCAGTTGCTACGCGGTTAGCAATCGCGCGAATCACGGGTTTCTGATTTACACGCGGATTTGTGAGATCCGCTAAGAATGCTGGAGGAAGGACTACTGCCAATACATCACAGTCAGCGCCAAGCTCTGTTACCTGCTTTGCAGACTCAACACTGTCTGCGAACTGTTTTACCTCAATCTCGCCGTAGATGCGGCGAAGGTCTGCCTCCTGTGCCTGTGTCATTGTGTGTCTGCTTACCCATAATACTCTAGTCATATAAAGCCTCTTTCTCCCCGTTTTGGCGATAGGACACCAATTTACTTACTACCTCGTGTTAGCTCATAAAATTTACTTAACTCGAATGCTCTATGAATGATGCAATGTTTTGTGTTGTTGTGTCGTGTTATGTTCTGTCCTGTCCTGTTATGTTTTGATATATGAGCCATTTCTTTTCTCGGATGGTGCATACCGTTACACCATCCACAGAACACTCGAATTAAGCATTAAAACTGTTTAGACGGCTATCTTGTCGATTTCTTCAAATACGCTCTCTAACTCAGAAAGCGACTTATACCGATTTTGAAAACTTCTCAGCTCTGCGTAAGCCCTCTGCAGCAACTTCTGATACTCGTCAGGTTGTGTTGCAAAATGCGTTGTTGGCATATACGCATTTCTCTGACTTGTGATCTGGAAGTGTCTAATAGGTGGTTTATTGTCCTGCTTTGGGATAACTACAAAGAAGCTGTCTTGCCTGCTGCAAGCGATATTTCTCTGCCGCTATGCTATCGTTCCATTCAAAACACTTATGAAGTTCTGACTGTTCGTCTCTTGCTTTCTCTAGTACTTGTTCTGGTGTTATCTCTGTATCTCTTCCGATTTCATCCAGACACTTTGCAGCGTTGGCTTTGAAAATCCCTTCTATTCTCCATTTAATTTCTTCGTCCATAGGCTATCTCCTGATCAGGCAGACATAAAAGGTGGCAAAGCATCTTTGTTTGCTTCCTTATTCTGCTCGTTTGGTTCTTCAAATACCTGTGAATTTGCGTTTTCTGCAATTTCCTGCTGCACCTGCTCCTTCATGTTCTCTATTGGATATTCCTTAAAATCGTCGTCCTGCATTTCTTCTCTTGTGTACAGACCCATGGTCAATTCTGGACAGTTAAGGCTAGAGAAGAACGAAGCTGCTCTGTATCTCAGCATTAGCTGTGGCATTGTTTTCCACTTGCTGCCATTTTTGCTCAACCAGCCTTCTTCTTTTGCCATATCCATGTCAACGGTCATTCCATTGACTTTTCTTCCGTTTTTTGTTGTCCATGCCGTACAAGAAAACGGTTTTCCATCCTTATCCTGTGTCTCTTCAAATTGCAATTCCATATCGAATTTTCCAGAATTGTTAATCGCAGCAATTAAGAACTTTGAACTCCAAGACGGTCTACCCTGAATTACGTGTAAATTCTGCATAACCATCATTGGACTTACTCGTAATCGCTGAGCCTGCTCAATGGCGATTAGACAATTTGCTTCATTCTTTTGAAATGTCTGTGGGACAATGGTTGAGCTTGCCAGTGCCTTTGCCATCTGCATAGCCATAATGAAGTTATCGCTTGTTCCGAAAATTCCAAGACTATAATCGGTTACTCTCTTTGTTGGCTGCTGCACAGCCTGCTTTCCGCTCTCTACAATTGCTGTATCCGCCATTATTCCTTGCCCTCCTTGACTTCCTTAACCTTGATATCTATCTTGTTTAATAACTCACTCAATTCCTTAAATGATTTAAGTGTAAAACTGCTAAACATCACGAGTGCGATAGTGTCTTTTGCTAAATCACCTGAAAAATATGATATTTTGCCTTGTACCACTTTAAACTTCAACCCTGTCGGGAAAAGCTTGTCATCACCTTTTACAACTTCGACTGTGCCATTGTAAGGAACTGGCTGTTTTTTCTCTTCCTGCTCCGGCTCTGTGTCCTCTGCACTGTCTGCGTCATTATTCTTGTCAGCTTTTAATACATCTAGTAATTCCTGCGCAGCGTCTCTGAGCGCTTCCAAAAAACTAAGATCATCTCTACTTTTGAAAAATCCCAATCCTGTTTCTTTAGTTTGATTGTCTTTAATAACAATCATTCCTATACATTCTCCAGCACACATCTCAAATCTCTCACTCATAATTATTCTCCTTATTCAGTTTTATTGTTTTCTGGTGCTCTTTTGATCACCTTAATATTGCTTCTTCCGTAAGCTTCTATCCACGAAAGGTCTACTGGTTCATCTACTACTGTGACTTTTGTGCCGTTTGGAGTTACTGCTTCGTCTCCTGGCTTTAAATCTTCCTCTGCTGCAAAACAATAGCTTCTTTTACTGCCCTCGTATCGGGCTTTTACATAATTCATTGGTTCACTCCTTTCAACAATTCTTCTACATAAAGGTCCATAGAATGGCATAATTTCTTGCAATTCCCGTGAAGTGCATGATTTTTCCATGCGTTATATTTTGTACAAAACTCTGTTAACGTCATCTTCCCTGCCTTCACAGCTTTTGCCCAATTACTCAATTTCTTCTTGATTTTACGCTTATTTTCGCCTTTTATTTTCCTGATGTACTTTCCGTCTTCTGTTACATAATGATGGAATCCCAAAAACGAAATTCCCTTACGAAATGGAACTATTTGTGTCTTCCCATTTAGCGATAGGTCGAGGGTGCTAACAAAAACTTCTATGGCTTCTTTGCACCACTTTGCGTAACTTCTGCTTGAACATATCAAATAAAAGTCATCTGAATAGCGCCCATATTTATCTATTCCAAGCTCACCAGTTACAAAATGGTCAAGTCCATCAAGCATAAGAAGCGCATACATTAGTGCAACAGGATTTCCGAGTGGAAGACCTGGGCTTTCAACGCTATCAATGAACAAATGATTTAACCATACTGTATATTCATCGTAGAAATAATAATCTACTATATCCTTCACTGGATTATGCTCTATGGTGTAAAAAAATTTTCGTATATCGCACTTTAAAATCCATCCATTTGTTCCATGTTCTTCGTAAAAGCTTAACATCTGCTCTTTCAGACAATCCATTCCAAAATGAGTACCTTTATCTATTTGACCTGCATAATTGGTACGAATAAATTGAGACTGCAACCTTGGTCTAAGAACGGTATAACACAGACAATTCTGAACCACTTTGTCCTTAAAAGCACAGGACTTGATTTCTCGCTCCTTTGGCTCATATATTTTGAATTTGTTATACGGGTTCATACTGTACGTCTGATTCTCAAGCTGTTCTTTTAATATGTGAAGCCCTTCAAGACTCATTGTTTGAAATCTCGCACAACTTCCATTAAATTTCTTGCCAGATTTCGTTTTTTGGTATGCTTTGTATAAATTTTGAAAATCGCATATAAGATCTTTATCCATAGTAAAAATTCCT